TTTAGAAGGATATACGCGTTCCATAGCAAAACCATTTTTTAAATTCGTTTTATAAGCACCAACAAAAATTACAGTTTTATATGTTGAAATTAATTCAGCATCTTCAACCATTAATTGATATTTGCAGAATAGGTTTTCTTCATTTGGCACTTTGACTTCTGCTAATCGCATTATTTCTATCCGAGAGTAGTGCTCACTGGAAGATGCCATTGGAATGTCTTCCACGTTGAATCCTGCAGATTCAAGTTTAGCGATAGCGGTTTCACGCCCAATTCGCATAACAGCTTTTGCGGTTCCAATTGCATAATTGTTGTACGCTATCAGGCCGTTAATCATCGGGATATGTTGCCACTTCGACATCCGATGCGGGTCTTCGGTAATGAACTGCGTGATCTTCACGCCGTTTTGCACAATCTTGTTGTAGATACCCTGCGTCATTTTGCCAGCGTTGATCGCGGAGATCTCGGCCTTGGTCAAACGTAGATCACGTGCTACGGCTATGTCCTTCGATTCGATACCATTCTGCAACCAACTGTCTGCAAGTCTTGAGAATCCGACACCAGAGACCTGGTTATTGAACTGGCTGATAGCCTCTAAACCGGTCACTCGCGCCACTACACCCTTGAAGATCTTCACGAAATCCTCGGGGCCATGTCCTGGTCGAAGAGTCCAATCAAGCACAGAGCGATTCATCGCCCCTATTCCCGCGAGTTGAGCCGTGGTAAGGCGCGGATGTCGAAGGGAGTGACCCAGTGCTTTGAGGTAGTTAACAACTCCGACGTACTTAGGCACTAGAATCAAGGTCTGTGGTAAGTTAGGAATCGCCGAAAGACTGGTCTGAGCGGTAGCGATTATACTGTCCACTATACGAATAGCCCGACTCAACAGCGCACGCGGATCGCGGAATACTCGTTTATATGGTCGTTCTTCAAAGACCGTAATCATGTCGTCGAAATCAGCTACTTTACCACCACTTTTCTGGAATGATGCTCTGAGTAGCTCAAGTCGTGTTGGCTTCCCTTTGATATTTTGTTCAAACTCCCCAATGAAATAAATTCGTTTAGCCTGACGGCGGGCATTATTCATAATAGACAGGTAGGGATCAGTCTCTTGAATAGACACCGATTTACCATTAACCTTAACCGTTGTAGGCATGAATTTAATAGCACGCAACCGCTCAATCTGCCCCACCTTACGTACTGATTCCGGGCCTAGCCATTCCCGAAGGAACAGCCCCGCTTTGGCCATGTCCACATTGTTATCCCTAGCAACCGCGGCAGCTATAGCATCGAACAGTGGGCCACTTCCCTGCGTGATTGCTACAAAGGCATCAGGAGTCATGTTACGAAGGTAGCGTCCAGTACTAGCTTGTTTGAAGTAAATTACTTCACCGTCTGGTGTAATGACCTGTACGTTAAGCCGTTCGGCTTCTTGCCCAGTCACATCAATCATCAGATTATACGCATCTACAATCCCCTGAATTTGTGAATTCGGGGCAGTAAGTCTACCGCTTGGTGTGTCTTCTACGAGGCGTTGCATGTTGGAATATCCGTTTACATCCGATGTATGTAACCACTTTAGATCTAAACGGCTTAAAGCCGTGTACGCATCAGCAGCTACATTCGCTATCCTACCAAGCAGTGTAGCAGCTTTCGTGGATACAGAATCCAGGCTGCGTACTACAGCCTTACCATCAGGACTATCAGCCACCGCCATAGCCATCTCACCCATTGCGTCGTTAACGAGATGAGCAATCGGTGCAACTGCTTTCATTGAAGCACCACTCATAGCCGACAGAGGGATCGCGCCGGTCTCATCTGAGACGATGCGATCTGCCAAGCTCGGTTGCGGCTGGGCTGGCGCAGCTTCATCAACTTGCCGCCCGGCAATGGCCACTTCTTCAAGCGTCTGTTCTGGCGTAATCTGTCCGGCCGAGGGCATCGGCACGATGGTCTGTGGCGCGTCTGGGCCAGGTTGGGAGTACGTCTTACCACGATCAACCGGGATCACTGGAGTCTGCTGCTGAGAAACAAGTGGCCCGCCTGACGGGACAATTGGGAACGCAGCGCCGGGCGTAGGCGGGGGAGAGGGCACTTGCGGCCCGATCTCCCGGATCATCTCAAGCGTCTGCTCAGGCGTCACCTGTCCAGCCGTGGGGGGCACTATCAATGGCGCACCCGGCCCAGCTTGGGAGTAGGTTTTCCCGCTGTCCCTTGGGATGATCGGCGTTTTGCGCGGGATGGTGGCCAGTGGACCCCCACCTTCGTACTTCACCAGGGGTGGGATCGGGTAGTGCTCGGTGCCCTCGACCGCGGGGCCGGTGTCCCCCGGCTTGAGTCCGGTGTCGAGCGTCGGTGCAGCGGTAGGACCGGCCTTGGTGCCACGGCCAATTGCACTTATACCACCGGCAAAGAGCGGCATCAGCCCACCTTGCAATGCGGCCTCGCCCACCCCTTCCATGATGGCCTGATCCTGCACACCAGCGACATACTTATTGACGAGGTTCTGCCCAATCTGGGTAGTCACTTCCTCGGCCGTACCGCTCGCACTGGCCTTCGCCAACCCAGCGATGGTCTGCTTGCTGACAATCGCCTTGACAAGTGCCCGTCCAGCCCCGGTAGCCGAACCTTTGCGTAGGGCATTGACAATCGAGGGTACTTCACGGCCCAATGCCCGTCCCGCCATGCTCACCATTTCCAGGCCGAACATCTCGATGCCTGTCTCTATGATCGCATTGAGCGTAGCCGCGGCGAACATCTGCCCACCGGAGACTTCCTCACCCTTCGCCCGTCGCTGTTCAATGTCGGTGATCGCACTGCCAGCCGAGGAGACCCCAAAAGCACCGGCAGTTGGAAGCTGGGCCAGCATCCTGCCACCGAAGGGTGTGCCAGCCTTGGTCTTCGCGCCACCACCAAGCAGCAGCATGTTAAAGAAATTGCCGGTGAATCGTCCCCCGAAGCCGGAGACACCACCCCGCGGGGCCAGAGATTCGGTCATACGCGCTTGCTGTCGGGCGAACTTCGCAGACTGCCCCTTGGTCGCACCAACGAGATCACTCAACTTGTAGCCAACCTCAGTCATCCCAGCCATGAAACTGCCAGTGGTATTGGCGATGTTATTCAGGTAGTTCTGCCAGTCGCTATCCGTGGTCCGCGCCTGTCGCATCTCCTGGTAGCGCTGGAGCGCCCGCTTGTAGATCGGCTCCATACCCGCCGCCACGCGGTAGCGATCCTGGAGCTTCATCTGCTCGTCAGCGTTCATGGGGTCGATGTTATGACGTACCCGCTGCTCCTGCTTGGCCTGGATGTCGTTGGCCGCGGACTGTAGCCAATTATCAGGAGTCAGCTTAGTCCTGGCCTGCTCGGGCACCATCCCGTCCTGATCGGCCATTGCCGGGGCTGATTGCCACTGAGGAGCAGTTTCTTCTACGATTGGGGCGTCTTGCCATCCCATTAAGGCTTCTCCCGTAGGACGCCATCAGGCCCGATGAATTGGATATTTTCCCCGGACGGGAGCTTCGCGTAGTCCTCATCAGACCGGACAACAACAGGTGGCGCAGGTGAACCGAATGATTGCGTCACCGGCTGATCGCCCCCGATCTTCGATGACGCCTCCCCGGCCAGACCACGGGCGAAACGAAGGATGTTCTGTTCCGAAGCGCTCATCTCAGGGGTGAAACTAACAGATCCACCGCCCGTTCGAGGCGCTTGGCGAGGCGCAGCTTCATACATACTAGGCCCTTCCTCGCGCCATTTGGACACCGCTGTTGCTTCCTTGTCAAACTGATCCTGCATCCGTTTCTGCAATTCAGTCTTGCGCTTCTTGGAAGTTATGGGATCAGAGATTTCTCTGCCCAAAACCTCACGCCGCTCCTGGAAGGGCTTGCGGATTATGTCCACTTCTTGAGCGCGTGAAATGTTGGGCTTCTCGACCGCGGGCTTGACAGGCTTGAGCAACTCTGTGATAAGAGCTTTGTTCCCAGACAACAGGCCGAAGATACTCTTTTGGTACACCTCCGGCGTTATGGAACCACTAGCAGCCAACTTATCCAGTTGATCCTTAACTTTCTGCTGCTCTGCACGAGCTACATCCGCTTGCGTCCGCATGTGATCGGCGGCAGGGGTCTTTAGTCGTGCGGCCAGCATCTTGTCAGCCGTAGCCATCTGCAACTGAAAGGCGCGATCTTGCGCTCGTTTTTGGTTAGCCTGGGCCCGGGCTTGAAGGGACAACCTTGCTGAATCCATGTCCCATTGATGCTGGATTTGCTGGCCGCGAGCCTCACCAGCCCGTGTTGCAAGAGTACCCATCAAACTGGCGGGTCCATATTGAACTGTGATCGGCATGGTGAACTCCTATCGTGTGACCCAGGAGGTCTTGATGTTGCCAGCTTTACCGCTAGAACTCCAATACCCGGAAGGCTTCTGCTTCTGAGCAGCCTGACCTATCAGGTTGGCGTACATCGACATATCAGGACCCTGATCGGTACGCCGCTCCATGACGCCAGCCTTCTGCATCGCAACCCCTTCCTGGAGTTGCTGGCGCTGGAGTTCAGCTTCGCCACTAATGCCCCGCGACATAGCGCCGGTGATCGTGGTGTTGCCCAGACCGCGGGAGGTCAAGTCCTGGGTGCTCTGGGCCTGGCCCTGCTGTTCAGCCTGCCCGATACGCGTCATACCAGCCTGGCCGAGATTGCCGTACAAGCCCAGAATGTCCTGATAGCGCTGCTCGTTCGCCGTATTGGCAGCGGTCTGGGCCTGCTGGAGTTGCTTGATGATGTCCTGGAGCCCGGATGGAGATCCGGACAGCAGCCCGCTGAGATTTATTCCTGATGGCATAGTAACTCCTATTATATCACGACGGAGCCGTGTACGCAGTAAGAATTCCTTTGGTAAAAGTCATGCTACCAGCGACAGTATCAGGGTCTACGGGTGCAACTGGCACCGTAGCGTCGATACCAACCGATGCCCCGACTGCAAAACCAGCAGCCGTCACGACTGCTCCGGTGAATGTGCAGGCGGTAATCGTCGTGGGTATGGCGAACTCATTGGCGGCGGCGGATACGTTGTAGCCCAACGCAATGCCCGACGCACCTACGGTCGCCAGGTGTCCTACCGCAGTGCCGAAGTCCTGGCCAGCTACTAGAACATCAGTGTTATACCCCAGCAAGACATTCCCGTCGCCGTCTGTGATGGAGTCGCCAGAGTACATCCCGATCAACTGATTGTAGCTCGCGGGGGTTCGCAGAAAGTAGCCTGCCTGGTCGCCAATGCAAGTATTTCGCTGAATCGCCCCGCTGCCGGAGACTGAGTAACCGGCTTTATAACCGAGCAGAACATTGTAATACCCGGCGCAGTACCTCCCAGCGTTGTGACCCACCGCTACATTGCTGCTTCCACCAGCGGATTGAAGGGCTCCTTGGCCGATCCCCACGTTGTAGGAAGTAGTCCCAGTCGCGTATATTCCAGCTTCAAGTCCAATATATTCGTTATTAGTCCCGCTTGTCAATCCGCGTCCAGCTTGGTGGCCAACGAGAACATTCCCTGCCCCTGTGGATTCTAAGTTCTGCCCGGCTTCCGATCCTATCGTCACACCTTTCCCTGATAGCCCAGCACCTACGCCGATCTGCGTAGTTTTCGCATCGAGGGTCATCACCGACGATCCATCTTTCAGGAGCATCTTGCTGGCGAGGTTCGGCTTTGTGTACAGATACGATCTTCCAGGGGCCTCCAAGGTCGCGTCGGAAATGTTATCGACGTATTCAGTATCGACGTTATTGGCAACAGTCACAAGCAGGTAATCCTTATAGGCCGCATCACCCGCCTTCGTCCGGTATATCTTCCTTCCCGTACCCTGTAGTCAGTGCTGACTGGGATTGTGACGGTGACTTGCTTATGGGTAGCGTCCGTCGTGACAGATGGAGCCGAACCATAGCTCTGCGCGTCCGTCTCGCCAAACGCGGTGGTGAACGAAACCTGATAATAGTGCTTGCCCTCGTCAACATTCCCTGCGGTTTCGATAAGAGCCAACGTCGGATTGTCCGGCATCGTCACAAAATCAAAGTTCACACCGGTATCAATAACGGCGTAGTCTGTCGTAGCCGTACCGTAGACATGAAGGCCAGACGTAGCATCGTGGAGAGTTGTTCCGTCAGTGATGCTTCCGGCAGTTATGATCCCGGTGGTGCTCAGGTTCTCGTTACCAAAGCTGATCGCCCCAGTGGACGATGTAATACTACCGCTGGCCAATGTTATCGTACTGATAGCCGCCCCAGCGAATGTCGGACTGCTGGTAGTCTTAACTGCCTGATCGTTCCAAGAGAATACACCCGCCGTCGAGCATATGAGAGCACGGTCATTGGCTGTCGGCATCGCTATTGGAAGTACATAAGTCGCATTAGTTGTTTGTTCCGCCGCTGTGATAGTCGTGTAGAAATCGTTTGCCCCAGCACCCCAAAGTTTAATAGTCCCAGCGGTGTTGGTAGCGGCATCCACTCCCACGATCAGGCCCGTACCAGCCGTTATAGAATGCGCACCGAGATCAACATCGTATACGGCATCCAAGTACGGAACATTCACGGGCCTTCCTAAAGCACGGCGTATGCGAGTATCCTCTCCTGGGAATCTATCAGGTCGAGATTGTCCTATAAGGGGCATTAGATTCTCCCGTGTCGAGTTCGGCCGGTAGTCTCAAGGACTGCGCTGACACTCTCCAGTGCCCAGGTACGGAACGTCGTTGCTGTCCAGTCAGTTGTATTGCCAGGCGGTGTAGGATGGTCGTTATCACCGCTATCTGTGCTCGTATGCGCTACATCACAGTCGTACGGCACGCCGCTCACTACTACTTGATCCCCCGCCACATAAACCGTTCCCGTCACCCAGGCCGCGGAGTAGGAGTCATTCTCAAACTCGAATAGGACCGAGTTGCCACCGATTCGAGGGATAGAATATCGGGATATGGATGTTATTTCCTTCGCCCACACAGGAGTCGTTGCGGCGACTACTTGCTCGGGGGATTGAGCCACATAGACGTGCAAATCAACTGGATTACTGTCGGACCCCAATACTGTAATAATTCGACTGATTCTAGCGTTCTGGTGGACACTACCTGGAGTCATCGGCCCAAACTTAACCCGGCTGTTGATCGTTGTTCCGTCGTCATCATTCGCGGATGGATCTTCTTGTCGAATGTATCCGTCCCACCCTCCTAGCAGAATCGCTCGATCAGACGGGTTATCGGCATCGAAAATCGCCACCGAGGTCGGATTCATGAAAGCCGGATATTCGTCAATCCAAAAACTGTTTGTTCTAGCATCCCACCAGTAGTGCTGTGTAGTGCCCTCCACGGTAGGCGTAACGAATATATGTAGCCCCTGCCGTATTGTGTCCCAAGCTAACTTAACAGTATTTGAGGTAGCATCTATGGCCCCGAAGGTACGATCCATTCGGTTCCGACTGAGTGGGGTAAGTTGCCCGTCAGGGGTCATTCGCCATACGACTCCACTACCAAAGAAGTAGAGTGTACCAGTAGAATCATAGGCAAACGCATCTGGCCCAATAATTCCGGTACTGTTACTGATGTTATCAATACGGCCCCCACTAGCCGGATCACCGCGCATCATCCAGAGAGTGTGATCTCCTCCGATAATCATAAGATCATCGCTCGCAGAGGCAAGACAGGTGATTATGTCAGGACATTTACCGGCTACTGACTCATTTCCGGCAACAGCCATGATAGCAGATTGAGTAGCTCCGTAGTCCCAGTCAAGAGGGTCGCCAGCCGCGGACATAAACCAGTTCTGGGCATCTCCGACTACACCCGCAAGAACGATGCGTCCCCGATATGTTGTAATGATTCTAGCTGTATTTGCTCCACTGATTGGTAGTACATCCCCATTTGAGGGAGTCCAAACACTTACCGTTGTGGTGGCATTATCAAACACATAATAGCTAGTTCCGTCAACTAGGTATACCTTGCCAAATAGGTTTGTCATGCGAACACGCTCAACGGCCGTGTCGAGAATGTCCCCACCATCAGTTGCTAAATCAAAATCAGTTGCATCACCGTGGTATACGCTTCCGTCTGACACAGCTACTATGGTAGGTTCCCGACCGGAGATTGGCAAGGAATTTGTCACAGTAAACAGATCCATAGTTACCGAATTGCTCGCGTGATCCGATTTGTTGATTACAAAACCCGCGAACGTATTAGAGACGGGATAAGAAGCAAAATTCTGGGTTCCCATCAGTACATCATCGAGGTATAGTTTGATGACTATACCATCCATCACCGCCTTTACCTCGACACCCGAAGCCCAAACATCAGTATCTTTCCAGTCTCCGGAAACGCCGGTATTCATGGCAGTAGAACCATAGGGTCCGCTACCATCACCAAATGATGATCCCCCGACATACGGTTGAATTCCAAAACCACTTCCGTCGGAGTAAACGGTTACACCAACCCGTACAAAATTGGTGTAACTAAAGGGGAAGGATGGACTAGGTGAACGCACAATTAACCTGAATTCTAGGGAGGCACCCGAGGCAGAGTCGCTAACGAGAATAGCAGTAGCCGATACAGAACTTTTACTTACCGTAGCTGCTGATTTATGTATGGCTGCACACGATCCGGCCCCTGGATATGTAGTGTTATCAAGAACAATCTTGTTGCTGGAAACAATAGGTTGAATCCCGCTGGCTACAAGGTTAGGATACGAAGCAGTAGCAAGATACCAATTCGTGTCACTTAGTACCCCATTATCCTGCGTAAATGTGTCTTGTGTGTTGTCATCCCCGCCAACTATAGCAGCTATTATAACCCCAAGACGTTGAATCGGGTTAGTCCCGTTAACTGTAGAAGTGCAATACTTCGACAAACCCGACCGTTGACCACCGCGGAGACGCTGCCCGATCACATCATACGGTCGTACATTGAGACAGTCCGGAGACGTGCCTTCCGGTTGAGCCTTATAGGCCCAGCCCTCATCAAAACCCTTAGCAGGAAAGCTGAGATCGATAGGTTTCTTCTGGCCCATAACTCTCTCTCTCGTAAGAAATAAGCCCGCCCGCACGTAGCAGACGGGCCTATTATCGGTTGAGCCGTCTTCCGATGTTACCGGCTATTTATGTCTGACAGGGCCAGGTTCGACCGGTACCAGAGGTTGAGGCCGTATACATCGAGATCATCAGTCGTGTGGGCACCAGAAGTCAGAACGACGGTGAGGCAATCGCCCGGCTTTATGCTGGCGTCGGCTGTCGCGGCCAGGGAACGATTGGCCGAGCCATCCGTAGTCTTGATCGCGTCGGCATTGATCTCCACCCAGGAAGACAAGATGTTCGCTCCCAGCAGTGGAATCGCACCAGACACCGGTGCACCGAGATCGGCCGATAGAGCAAGGCCCGCGGGCAGACTCGACTCACCATCAGGGATGATGTTCGGGACCGGGCGCTTGCGATAGATCGCGGCCGTAATGGTCTTGGCGGAATCCGTATCGCCGTTCATGTTGCAGGCCAGGCGGATGCGAAGCTCGTCGGAACTCTCATCGTAGTCATCCGGCACATTCCAGACGAACGCACCAACATGCGTCTGGCTCGCTACGCTTGTCAGAGCGAGAAAACTGGTCTCCGTAGCCAGGATCGCGGGCACCGTCGAGGCAGTGAGCACCAGGCCCGCGGTAGTCTTGACTTGCGCGAGGATGTCGATAGGGACACACCTCCGAAAGCCGTCGCCGGTAGCCAAGAAGTTCAATCTCCGAACTAGGTTCGCTTCATTCATGGGTCTCTCCCAAAAGTGGAACTGGCGTCCGCCAGTGCCCGGTTAGTTGTACGTTACAGTAGGTCTCCGTGTAAACTGCCGGAAATCTCGTAGTGAAACATTCCCGTTGCCAGGATTGCCACAGTACCCCAACTTCCGCGGAGCAGCGCGAGCATCGGTCTTGAAACTGTTAAGTAGAGCTATTTTACGGTAGTACTCCGTAGCCCCAGCCATCGCATCTTCGCCTTGCATTTCAGCCTGGGACTTAGCCGCCCACTTAACAGTCTCGTCGTGGGCAAATCCCGCGACGTGCATATCGGTTAACTCTGTGATCTCGTCGAAGTAGATCATGTAGGGGAATTCGACTGTCTGATCGCTGCCCGGTGTTGGATAAACGAGCAGATCCCATTGCCGTGAATTGGTTTGGTTGCGGCGAATTGCGGCTAAATAAGGGCGAGTTCTCGTATCGTTCCAATTCTCCCGTAGGCGACGAATCTCAAGCTCATCGCCCCAGTCAATGGTTGTGCCTATGTTGCTACCAGCCGTGTAGGTAATACCGCCGACAACCTCGCCGCCGAAGCTCCCTGGCATGATGTACGCCCCGTCAGCAGTGACGGTCATCGCAGCATCATCAGCCTCACCGCTTGCGTCCCCGGTCACAACGGCTACTACAGCGCTTGTGACACTCGCAATCGCATAGTTGCGGGCAATCGTGACCGTATCCCCGTCTGCTTCGCCGCTGGCATCTCCCTCGACCACAACGGTTGTGGTATCGGAGATCTGGGTGATGATGTAGGCGTTCGATGTTGCAGAGAACGTGATCGACTGGCCTACCGCGACAACTGAGGAAAAGATCGCGTCGTCTACGTCGATGGTCGTTACCCCATCGGTCGAGTCATAGGAGGGCGTGCCATCCGCTGTGCTCGTGACGGTAAACGCAAGATTGTGTCCCACCATCGAGTCATAGAACATCCTCAAGTGGGAGGTCACAGTGCTGGAAGGGTCAACGTATGTGGGGGCACCGCTGGCTGTCCCGGTCGCCGTAGCCCAAAGCACAATTGAGGCCAACGGACGCTGCCAGCGCCAACCGGCCGGTGGAGAATCGGCGATGAACATCCGAATGCCATCCTGCACGAACCGTTTCACCCGGTCGAGTTCGTAGGCATCGGTGGGGACCTGTGCGGCCTCATCACCCGCAGCACCATAGTAGGACACACCAAGCTGCTCGGCGACAGCTATGATAAGGTCCTGGTATGTCAGTGCCGCGGTTGGTTCAGCCATATCTCACCACTAAATCGGGTGCGAGTCAGGGCGTTTACCACTAGGATCGCCCTGACCCGCGCTCTCAAACGCACTTCCGGAAGTGCGGAATCTTACTTGGCGTTCTTCTGGGTTTCCAAATACCACTTCTGCCACTCCGGCCCGTATTTGGGGGAGGGCGGTTCCACCTTGGTCATTTTGGCCTTCGCCTCTTTGGCGGGGGCTTTTATTGCGTCTTTGGAACTCATATTTGTTCTCCAGTTAGAAATCTAGAGAGTCGGTACCAACTCACTTTCGTTCGATCCTGCCGCTAGCCCTTATTTCAGCATGAATAGGGGGCCGTTGCCATCGGCCGAACCGATGATACGGAATCCTGCGTACTGCGACGTATCATTGGTCGCAACTGTCACCGCTAACGATGTCTCCACACTCTGGAGTGAGCCATCATGGCGGAAGCACGCACCGACACCCCCATTGTCTTTCACATCCGTCTGCGGGGCAACAAAGCACGGACCAAGCGTTTGACACCAGAAGAACATATTGGCCGCACTCACATACACGGCAGGAATGCCTCCCTTGCCCAGTGCCACATTCGAGGCTTCTTTGACCGAGGCGTACGGATTCTCGTAGACTTCGCCGTACATCGCCGTAGTAAGGGCAACCGTCAACGGGCCGTCCAAATAGATCGTGAGGGCCGCATTTTCAGCAGAAGCCATATTTCCAATGATCCCCCGGAACTGGTCGTAGTCGGAGGCAGGCCAGGAAATGGTATACCCACCCCGCAGTTCATCTTCCGCAATAGCAGCATGTGTACTCGCCACGAAGGAAATCTCCGTGTCTCCAATCGCAGCAGCCGCCTCGAAGGCGGTGTAAGGGATAATGCCCGTCTGGTCGAAGTCCACGGACTGACCCGAGGCACACACCCCACTGGACTTCGCGTAACGAAACTCCCGGCCATCGGGAAGAACCACCCGATCTCCGATAGCATATTTTAGACTTTTCACCAGGGACACAGCATAGATGAAAGCCCAGTTCGGCACATCGTCAACAGTCACCTGACTGCCCTGGCCGACCAATTCAACTTTTGCAATACCTTTACTCATTTTCAATTCTCCGATTTTTGTCTGTTACTGTCGATTTCCGCCAGTTAGCGCCAATATCTTAGCGCTTACGCCGGGATCGGCTTGTGTACCACGAAACCAGCCGTACGCCGGTTGAGGCAGAGGTTGTTATGCGAACCATCCAGGAACACCGTGAAGGTCGTGTGCTGGAGCCGGTCGGTCATCGGCTTGCCCTCTTCCATCCAGAAACCCTCCTGGACGAACGGGACGAACTTCTTGAAGTCAACCGTATAGATCGGATCATAGTCCACGTCATCCAAATTCGGGATGTACTGGACTGGAATACGGTTGAAGTAACAGGTACCTTCGATGTCGATCAGGCTCTTACCAGCCAGATCCTTCGGCTGGGAGCTGTCATCGCGCTTGTCAGCGAGGTCCTGGAGTTCCACGTTGATGTCCAGATTCGCGTACATCCGGCGTGTACCAACCGCGTCATCGCCCGGCGACTTGATGAACAGCGGAGGACGGAAGCGAGTGGCCAGAATCGCCCTACGCAACGTACGCAGGAGCGCATTATCCACCTTGTTGTACGTCGCAGCATAGTTGCGCCACTTCGACTCGGTAGAGGCGTCGATGCCCGCGCAAACCGTGCCGGTACTACCATCCTGATAGCGAATTGTCTGCCCGTTGAAACCTGCCGTAGTGCCCCCTGCGGCGAGCATGTTCAGGTAATACGACACGCCGTATGGATACAGCTTATCGGTAGAACTGGTAGGAGTCTTCCACCCGCGTTCCTCGATAAGATCAGCCAGGGACCACAGGCCGTCCGTACGCCGGGACTCCATCAGGTTGATGTAGCCCTTGGCGCTGTTCTTGTTGCGCAGTATTTCGACAACATCCCACGAGTAGTTCGTACCAATCTGAGTCCAGGGCACGTCTATCTCATGCTGCACGTTGCCAACAGTCGGCTGGTCCGTATCGAACAATCTACGATACGCAGCATTGCCGCTGGGATTCAGCATAACGTTGCGCTTGATGCTCGTGCCGCCGTCAACTTGCTGACGATCTTCCTGGTAGATCCGGCAGAACTCGTAATCCTGATTGGTCCACGCTACCTCGAATGTCTGCTTGGGCAGATCCTTGAGAGTCGTAGCAAGAAGATCAATGAGTTTGTCATTATCAACGCCCATGAGTCATGTCTCCTGTGAGACGGTTACGAGAACGCCGCTGCGAGCCTGTCTTCGGTACGCGACAGGAGTTCCTGCCGATCCCGAGGAGGACCACCCACAGCTACACGCCCTTTAGCGGTAGGCTTGAGGGTGATACTCTTCTCTCGCTTGGCGACTTTCTCACGAATTCCGTCCCGAATGATGTTTTCCTTGAATTCGCTGGCGATGGAATCATGCGCCAACATCAGTGCATCTGGAACCTGTACATCTCGACCCTGGTGCGCGGCTCCTGCAATCAATGCGTCGGCCATTTCCAGGACTCTGCTTACCTTGTCGCGCTGCTCCGGGGTTTTGGCCTCGAAAGCTGCGGGACCATACACCGGAACGAAAGACTTCATCTCATCACTGGAGAAGAAGTCCTGCACGGTCTTAGCGAGAGTGGCTTGATGCGCGGAATTCTCCCGCTCCCGTGTGGCCTTGACTTCGGCCATGAGGGGCTGCATCGCCGCGACTTGAGCGTTAATCGGCCCGGCTATCGCAGCGATCAATTCCTCGTTCCCGAACTTCTCGGCCAACTCCTGCACGTTGATCGGCTGGAGCGAAACTTCCGCGCCGGTAGCAACAGGTGCGGCAGGGCTGGCTACGGGTGAAGCAACAACTTGACCCGCCGCAGGGGCCAACCGGGATCTTCGTCCTAGTTCTGCCCATTCGTTGAGTTCCTTCGTCCGAGACTCGTGCATACGCTCCATTGTCTTGAGCGCCAGTTCCGGAGTCGCCTTGTTGAAGTCGATGATCTCCTGATCGGTCCAACCGCGTGCCTTGGCCGTGCGAACGTACGCCGCGGGAAGGGTAGAGTCCTCGGGCTTGTCACCCGCGATCACTGCTTCCACGACAGGCTCCACAACCGACTCAACCACAGGCTCAACTACCGGCTCGACAACATGTTCTCCTTCGACGGGAGTTTCCTTGGTTTCCACCTTGGGGTCCGGGGTTTCAACAACTTCCCCGTCACTCAAAAATGCGTCGAGATGCGCTTGCACCGCGTCCACAATCTTCGGGTCATCGGAAAGTCGAGAAGCCGGAGCTTCGGGTTCTACAACTTCGGAATTTTCTGTCTCTGTCGCCATTTTAGGGTTCCTTGTCAATTGCCGCCGAAGCGGGGTAAAAGACTTCACTATTCTACTCTAGCAGATCTACTCCGATCTGTCAATAGCTTTTCGTATCGGCCCAACCCGAAGCCTTGAGATAAGCGCGCTTCTGGCTCAGACTCACCACTACGGGAATAGCCGATCCTTCGTGCATCCGAAGATCTACGGCGGGAAAACGCTTACGATGCTCGGCCACATCTTCCGGATGAGCTATGAAGCCCATCGACAGAAGTTCGATTGGCGTCTTGTAGTTGCCACGAACCGCCACTCCCACACCATTACCACGAGAGGGTATGTCCTCTGGACCACGAACCACTCGACCATTTCTTTTCCATACGAAGGTCATTTATTGAGTCCCTCCAGCGGGCTGAGATGTGGCCTGCATCTGGTCGTTCTGCATCGCTTGGAGACGTTTGCGCAGAACCTCCGCGACCTGCTGATACGTCTGCTCGGCCTCGACATTTCCACTCTTAGACGCTTTCACTGCTTTCGCCTTGGTCTCCATATCGGCGATACGAAGTTCAAGGTCACGCATGTAGCCATCCGGATCTCGCTCAGCATTGGGCTTGAGCATGTTCATCACGAAATCCGCGGCCTGATCGTTGAGCGATTTAGCGCGCATCGCCTGACCCTCCCCCAGCATCTTGAGGTTCTTCGCAGCGTTGGCCTCAACGGCAGCTTTCCGGGTATTGGCAATTTTTTTCGCAGGATCACTCAAGGCCAGTAGATCTGTCTCTAACTGCCCGCCACGTGGGACACCGGACGCGCCTATACCTGCATTTGCTTCGGGCATTTTATTTATCCTTCGGGAACGCAGCAGCGAGACCCCTCTTTATCTTGGCCTCTTTATCAGCCACCTCAGCTTGTTTTCTAAGTTCGACAATGGCTCGTGCGTGTCGCGGTTTATCGGCGCGAATCTGCTCAGATTCGGTAAGTGACCGAGCATCGGATTCAGCTTCCCACTTCTTGTCATCTGTTACGGCTGGACTAGCACCTTTTGACATCAGAATGCTCCCGCAAATGCTTCCGCGGGCTGCGCCCCGGAACGAGTTTCAGTTGATGCGCCTTGAGGACCCATGTTGGTATCCTGATCCGTCATGCTGACGTTACCCGGCTGGCCGTTCTGCATGATCGCGCCCATACCGCCACCAGCCTGTTGAGGTTTCGCGTTATCGGGCTGCGGCGATTGCGCTACCATTCCCGCCACCTTCGCCTGGAATTCAGGGTCGTAGAATACCTCGTCCATCCAGTCGATGTCCATTTCTTTGGCCATTCGGATGAGGAACTTCTGGAACGAGAATGGCGTTCCCATTTGCTGACAGACCATCGCAGCTTGAGCCGCGGCTGGCAATACCTTCCCTGCAAATAGCAACGCCTTTTGAAGTCGCTGGGCAGGGTCCATACGAGACATGGACTTCTGCTCAATTTCAAAATGGAAATCCAAGAACTCACCCGCACGAGTATCCGGCGTGAGGATAACCTGTTCCTCTTCCATGCGCGGCGGCAGAACCATCGGACCCATTGGACCCATGACAGTACGTGCTGGAATCGGGCGGCGCTTGATGAGCGGAAGGGCAATCAATGGATCGGTGTGAAGATGCCACGCCACACCGCGCTGCACATTCTGAGTGCCAACGTATACGAGATCGCGCATATCCTCAACACGCACATTCTGATTACCAGCGAGGATGTTGGCCTGAGTAGCGGTATTGGCATCAGACTTTATCCCACCCAACTGCTCGGTGTTGCCAGTCGCTAGGTTAAACCAGTAACCCAATTGCTGGAGATGCGCCTCGTTCGACTGCTGTTGACCGCCGAAGGAATAGATCTTCGCGCCATCGGGGTCCATCAGGCCCACTGACTCGCCATCACCGGCATCAATGATACCTTGCGCATCATCCGCGGCGGCGGGTTTGTATCCCAGAATATCCTTCTGCCGCTCGGCCTGATCCATGATCTTCTTGGCCATTTTGTTGCCAGCAACATGAAGGTCGTACCAAATACCCACCGGGGCGATAGGCATAGGATTGTTGGGGAGCGGCGGCGTAAGAGCGAGATAGGTGTACGGCCCCTCATCAGGACCGTCGTAGTCCTCAGTCCGAAGATACTTGTCATATACGGCCCGCCCAGCGGGAAGAGTCGCAATGGCCTGTGCCGCGGGGACCCAGACTTCGCGTACATCCACCAAATCTTGAAGGGATGCAACCTGCTCGGGCGAAGTTTCACGCTGAGAAAGTAACTGAGCGCCTCGACGGTCGTTGACACTGCTACCGGAAGACGGAAGTTGCGCTACCAAATCGCTGTCGTAGAACTTTGAATCAAGCAGCATTTGCCTGGGCACTCGCACGCGATGCCCGACGAAACTCGCCTCTTCAATACGACGACATGCTGGATCGAGAATAAAGTCGTCGAAATCCACCACGGTTGCGTATGGTTGGCCTGGGTCGATGCGGAGGTCATCGGAAAAACTGACAAGATTATTGCTCGTGGCAATTCCGGTTTTCATAATGCCAATAGCAAATAACGAGTCCACGATCCACCGGCGCAATTCCGCCCGTAGATTCATTTCTTTCGCCAGGTAGTCCAGACCCAATCCAAGGAGTTCGGCGTATCCGCGGTACACGAGAAACTTGGAAGTCACGAGCGTCTTGGGGAAGTTTGTCACGAGGTTAGGAACGAGCGTGGAGATCGCGCTGAAAATCATGTTGAGCGGCTCATCGCCCAATCGCGCACGTTCCTGGTCGTAGTATTGTCCAGCGTATTGCCGTAGAAACAACAGGCGTGCGGCTCGGAAATTACGCAGACGATCCTCACCGAGTTTCACAGCGCGGTACATTTTACGGACGGTGACTTCCTTCGCTGCCATATTGTTATTATACCCGACTTAGGGGTTTCCGTGCAACAAACTCTGGCGTGCCACTAGAAAAATCAATAGTCGCACCCCATTTCGGTGGACCCTTCTTATTGCGTGCTAGAGCCATTCTCCTCCGGTATCCGATGGATCTAAAGGGTGGTGTAGGAGCGTTTTGCTTGGTTTTGAATTCCCCGTCTATCCCGAGGAGCGCGAGTCCGTCGCCTATAACACGGTCGCCATGCGTCATCCTGGCTGACTCTGATTCCTTCACATAATCAGCCGGACCAATGCCCCCGCTGTCGTAGTAGACGTAGGTAAGAGCCTCATCAAGTGCCCGCTCGCAGTGGTTGACAATTCCACCGTGCGCGTAGGCGCGATTCAAAGCACCAAGCATCTGCTCTTTCTTCTCCCGACTCGAATGCCACCCGTACTTCTTGCCGGTTCTCTCACGTACCGTGCCAGTGGCCTTGTCAACGTAGTAGTTCGGATACTGTAGAGTCTTGACCAACACCCGACCGAAATCCCAACCTGGTCCCTGTTGCTCCCAGATAATCAGAGGATGACCGCCAGCACGAGCGCCACCAAACCAAATAGAAGCAGCAGCAACAGTAAGCGCCAGTTCGTAGGGCGGGGTGTTGGCGTCTGCGAACTCCGCAACCTTTTCGCGCGTCTCAGCGCATAATACCGAGACAACTGAATTAGACGCTCCCTGACCCTTAGAGATGTCAATCCCAAAGACGTAGTTTTTCGTTTGATCGGGATGTTCCCTTGGATTTTTAGCAAGCCAGAATTTCCACGCGCCTGTCTTGGCGACCTCCACCCGCGCCATCTGACGACGCATGATAATGCTCGGCATAGCGTCTTGAGACACGTCGCGCTTGAATTTGAACCCGCGTGTAAACGTCGGTGGTGCGACAAACAGCGCCTTATGCTGCTCGATAGGATACGCATCGAAGAACGTCGATCCGGATGCGATGTCATCACGATCTAACTCCTGCGCCATCTCTTGGGGCGATCTACGCTCCGCTTGAAGATCATAAAATGGGGAACGGATCTGCCACGCCTTTGTTTCCTCATCTTGCACGACATACCGATTGACACCCTTTTCCGGATGCTCCCACCAGGGCATCGTGAAGACTTTGATCTGACCTGATTTCTTCCACTTGCTATACTCGGTACCAGGCCCGGCCGGGGTAGAGTTGATTAGGCGGCATGAGGTAACATCCGACGTAGCCCAACGGATCTTAGTACCCTGCTCCACCTTGGCAAACTCATCCAACAGAGCCGCTGTACGACGGTCGCCAGAGGCGGCATTCGCATTGGCGGATTCTCCGTCAATTTTAGATCCATTCGCCAAATTGGAAAAGTGCATTGTGATGTCTGTAATAGGAGGCAAGAGCCAGTCCGGGAGCCACTTCCTGATGTACCGATGTTTCCAAAACAGCGACTTAGGATTGTCAGCCCTATCAACGTACTCTTCTGTCCTTGACAATTCCAGAAACATACGGTCAGGTTTGAACAAAAATTGATGCTCAAAAACCAGGATGTGGTCCCATGATGCCCCCATTTCACGCGACTTGTCAGTAAGGAGATCATAGCCTTTATCAATCGCACTTTCTATCTCTAATATATGTCTATGCTGGATCTCCCAAGTAACAAATGGTGCGTGAACACCCTCCGTTATCTGGATGGCTTTTCCCTGCTCGTCGAATTCACGCAGCTTGAAGGTGAAGGCAAAACCATTTACCCAGAAGAGAATGGAATCCCTGCAAGCAGCCCAGAGATCATTCTGGAATCCGGGATCGTCCTCCGCATCGCGCAGCAAACGCCCGCGCCACTGGAGATTCTCATGGACCAACTTCGGGACTTGGATGCCGGTAATAGGGCAGGTCCATATCCGCGGTACGTCGGGGAAGGGTGTGCTCAGTTCAGGTTTGGCAATATCAAGTTGCATCCGGGGTATCTTCCCCTTCGGTCGCAGCCCTGGCCAGTGCGTAGTCGAGTAGCTTCTGTATGCGTTCGGGGTTGTCGTCCAAGAGGCCAAACGCGGTATTACACCTACTGCACAACAGACCGCGGACAAACCCGGTTATATGGTCGTGGTCAACATGCAGACAAGCCGTACGGGCATTGCCCTTACGACTTCCGCATACGGCGCATCCTCCACCCTGTCTGATAAGAAGATCAGTGTACGTCTCCGGGGTGATGCCGTAGTGGGCCTTGAGATTGGCCCGTCGATTATGCTCGTAAGAATACTTCTCTCGCTGCTCCAGGCACGTACAGACCTTGCATATGTACTGCCTACCTTCCTGCTTGGTCTTGTTGCGGTGGAACTCCGACATACTTTTCACAACGCCGCATCGACAACACCTACGACTGATAAGAGGAGGGCTAGTCTTCGCCATTGTTGCCCCCGGAATCCTCTGTGGCTGCACGCGCAAGAGCGTTCATTTTGGCCTTCCCGAGATCCGAAACCTTGTCGGTCAGGTTGCGGCCCTGATCCTCGACTACGGCAATGGGAATGCGCCCCTCGATCCGGTTGTAGAGCAACTCTATTGCGCGCCAATCAGGCTCATGCTTGACCTTCTTCTTGGTCTTCACGTCCTCTTCGGTCCACCCCAGCGCATACTTCCAGACCAATGCAGCTAGAGTTGCGGCCTTGGTGAAAATATCACCCTTGTCATCCACAGTCTCCATGTCCAGAGCGAGAGACCGAAGGTATTTGGAGAGTATCGCGCCGGTGGGAGATTTCATCTTACGTTTTGCGGCCATGCTCGCGCCTCCATCCATCTTTCCACAGCACCTTTGCTATCTGATTCGCGGAGTACTTTACTATCTTCTCCTTGAACCGCGGGCTTATAGCGTGAATCATCTCATGAATCAAGGTATTCAGTCTACGCTTCGGGGGGAGTTTCGGAGCGAGGTAGATAATCCGTCGCATAGAATTGGCAAGACCATAAATCTCCGCGATATAAATGTGCCATTTCTTGCCGTTTACCCTGATACGCATGGTGTTGTCCTCCACTCACAGCTACGTTTTGGGGCCACGTCGCCACCTATCTTTCCACAGTGCCGCAGTCAGCCCGTTGGCCAACTCGCCGACTATCTCTTCCGAGAACTCCGGCCGAATAGCGTGAATGAATTCGTGGATAACCGTGTCAAGTCGTGTTTGCCCGGTCTGGCCGGATTCGATGTGAATCACGCATGTCTCGTGATCCGCAAACCGACAGATATGGGATTCCTCCATCGTCCATATTCGGCCGTTGACCTTGACACGCATTGGATGCTCCGTTAATTTGTCGCTACAACATCCTTGCCTGCCCCAGAGTCCGCTGGTTCATAGTTTCCGAGATACTCAGGACCTCCATCTGGTTGGAACCAAGATGGAGCCGGTAGATCTGGTATAGTTCCAATAATAGGAGTCAGTTGATAGTTCTCAAATGATCCATCATACCAAATGGACCATGCACCATCCTGTCGTGTCCAGGCTTTCTGACCAGCATAATCAGCTACTTTGAGGTAGATACCGCTAACGTCGGGATCAAGCGGATCGGTATTCTCGGGAGCGCTAGTCAGAAGAAGTGTTTCATTACCTACAACTATTCCGTTCCCAATTACTTCGGCCATTGCATTCTCCGCTTCGTTCAAAGCTCCACGCAGTTGGTTGATCCGGTTGATGATGGGCGGTATGCTCGGATACTTCCCGGACACCAGGATCAGGCTGGGAAGCGCTTCCAGAAGATGGGCGGTGCAATCACGCACAGCCGTCATACTGTCGGATAAACCAGCTACCGCGTTCCGTAAGTCTGTCAGTCTCATATTCATTGTCCTGTCGTCCTACCAAGGTTAGCGCGTAGTATCCTAAGATCGTCGAAGTCCACGTCCTGGTCGTGATCGAGGTCTCCCTCGGCCAAAGTGGCATCGTGAGTCTTGCCCATATGACGCTTCACGGCCATGTAATCGAC